TATAATATATTCAACATCAGGCGGCTCGTCCTCTGCCCAGTCCCGCCACCACTCTCGTTTAACTAACGCACCTTCTTCTGCGGTGGGGTTTTGTTGAAACTGAGCGTTCCACTGGAATAGCGGCATAGAGGCTTTAGTGCGCCCTAGTGCTTCCATGTCAAAGAACTCAGGCCATAGTGCTTTAAAATACACAGAGCCATCGTCGTTAGCTGCCTCCATCATGGCAGGAAACTCAACCACTTTGTACTGGTCAGACAACTCGTTCTTAGTCATGTCCTTAATCACGCGCCCGATCAGGTCATCCATGTGCCAGCGGGTTCCCACGATCACCACCTTACCTTGAGGCATCAGTCGTGTTCTGGCTCCGTAGGTGTACCACTCATAGGCTTTCGCAAACACCTCAAAGTTACCGTTAAGCACATCCTGCTCTGAGTGAGCGTCATCAATGATTAATAAGTGAGCACCGCGCCCCGCAAGGGCTGAACCCACACCACACGCGAAGAACTCTCCTCCTACTGAGGTGTTCCAGCGTCCAGCGCTCTTGGAATCCTTGGCCAGCTCTAAGGTTGGGAATATCTCTCTGAAGCGAGGAGAGGCGATCAAGTTACGCACCTTCCGTCCAAAGTCTACCGCCAAGTCAGTCGTGTGGGAGACTAGCATTATCTTGTGGTCAGGGTGGTGGCCTAAGTACCAGCCCGTAAAGAATATACTCACCATCTGACTTTTGCCGTGACGAGGCGCTATCGACACCGTTAGGCGGTCTTCTTTACCTTGCTCCACATCCATCAATAGCTCGGCCAAGTGCTTGTGGTGACTACCTACTATGTAATCATCCTGCATGTGTTTGCAGAACTCGATTAAGTCATCATGGCAGCTATTGACGTACTTACGCCTTGCCAGCTCATCGACTAATTTAATTATCTCAGCCATCTCAACATCAGTGTAAACATCAATGTTTTCAAGCATCTTACGCAGTTCGGCTTCGGTAAAGTCTACATCTTGATTAATCATGCTAAGTTAGACTTAAGTGTAGTCAAAACTTCTTTAATTTTATTTCTTTTAGCTTGTTTATTTTTTTTGTCTTCTTCGCTTCTCCATGAATCAAGAGTGTGCGCTTCATGGAGTAATATAGTTTTATCAGTTATAAGATATGTAAAAAAATGTTCGTGATTTAATAAAGCGACATCGGTGTCAAGAATTGTAATTAATTTATCACTTGTTCGTAGTCCGCCGGGAGCAAAGTTTAAGTTGTCCCATACGGTTAGTAATTCTTTTACAACTCTTGAGTTAGGTGTAGAGCCTTGAATCCCACATTCAAACAAGGCTCCACCGTCTATCTTAGACCTTGCTCCTGCAAAATAGGTAATATTTTCACTTAACCTATCCATAATAGTGTCAAATGATCTTACTATCTCACAGTCTGGATCAACCGCTATTCCACCATAATCTCTTAACAATAGCATTCTAAATCTATCAGTAACAAATGCAAGTGTGTAATTTCCTTTGGCATAACTAGCGATATAAGGGTCATCGCAGTATTTTTCCCATATCTCATTGCCCCATAAATTGTATTCATAACCTAAAGCTAAATGTACATTTTCCATCTTCTTAGCAAATTCTTTAAACTTTGTAGGTATTTCCTCACCTATCCAAATTTGATGTATTATTTTTGGTATTTTTGTTTTCATACTAAGCTTTAGTTATTCTCTTGCCCATGCCTTTGCGAGTTTTCTCTCGCTTCTTGGCGGCAAGCTGAGTCTTAGTCATTTCCCCTTGAGTTTTAGGAGTCTTTGTAGACACTCGTTTACTCGGACGGCAGTATTCTGTCTTGCCTCCCGCGCCACAGGCTTTACCCGTGTTAGTGTCCTTCCACTTCTCTTTTTCCCAGCGTTTGAGGTCAGCACCCTTCTTGGTCTTTTTAACTGTTCCTGACTTCTTACGACACTTGGCTATAGCTTGGGAGGCTCTGGCACTGGGGAAAACCTTATAACTAGACTTGGCTTTCTTGTAACAAGCGTCTTTAGGCATCTTCAATCACCGTGTCACAAATGTCTTCAGAAACGATAGTGACTACCGCATCAGTGATTTCTTCATCAGGGCTAATGAGTCTACTCAACTTGCTTCTCAGCTTGGCCTTGAGATCATCTGATGTCTGGTGCGTCACTACCGTTTCACTCTTTTCAACAAACAAACCAACATCAGAAATCTTGCCCAGAAGTTCAATCGCTTTTAATCGCACACGTGGGTCTGGGTGTTCGCTTTCTAACAGTAACTTGTTTGTGATGAGATTCCTTATTTCTACTGAGCTTTGCACAACCTGCTGGCTGAACTCGGTCAGTATTTTGTTCACCAATACCAACGAGGCGGGACGTAGTTCCACTACACGTTTATGCGTCACCTCTTTCGATGTAACAGTCGCGTCACTAGCATAACTAAACGCCAATTTTGCAGCGATTGCTTCATCTTCGCTTGTTGGTATCAGGTCAAACCCAAAATCTTTGTTGCTGAGATAATCTACTGTATTGCAGACCGCTTCAGCACGTTCTCGTAAGTCCATGTACTTGGCTTCGGGACACAGCGGTACGCCGATTTCAGGTATAACCTCTAAGGGCATTCGTTCCATCTTCTTTCCATTACGCGAGGACGTACCTCGATTAGCCGATTATGGCTTGGATCGTGATTTTTTGCAAAAAATTTTTTGGAGGCTTTAAAAACTTTTGAAAAACGAAAACGTTGGGCTGGATTAATAATATACGCGCGCGTATATCCACGCTCACCAGCGCGGGGGGTGGGGGTAGGGTGGGGTCTTCGTTTCGGCCAATTTCGGCGCGAGTCAATCGGGCTAGTCTATAACCTGTTAGGCCTTGCCTAATGAGATCGGGATGTATCGGGATCTATCGGGATGGATCATATTCTCGCATATTGTGTATACATTTAGGGATTGTTTGCTATAGTTAATCCAAGTCGAGACAAGCGGCGGCATATGATCGCATGCCCCTCGACTTACAATGATGCCCAAGGGCATCGGAGTGTATTTTATGAGTAATTCAATCGTAGTTGGGAACCACGCTAGCGCGCTGGTATTGTTAGGCTCTGACATAGCTAATGCTGTTGGGGATCACGTTAAGAAGGCGCGCGAAGCAAATAAGGCGAAAGGCGCTGTTATTGATGCGCTTCACGCTAGCCCCGCAGTGTGCGGCCGCTATCTTAGCAAGGTAGATAAAAAGGCGGATGATGCTGCTCAGTGGTTAGAATGCCGCGAGTCGGTATTGCATCTTATCGCCGCCGCTCAGGGTACAAAGCGCGAGTATGCTTTGTATTGCAGCGATTACAAGCAACTCGCCGAGAGTGAGAACGACAAGCGTAATGCTTTTCTTAACGTGGTCGGCTCTGTTATTGGCAAGTATGCTAAATCGCTAAAAGCGCGAGAAGCAAAGGACGACTTGAATGCGCGACAGGCTATTGAGAATGAGCGCGCTGCCAAGCTAGGCGAGGATGCTGAAATACTAACCTTATCTGTTACCAGCAAAACAGGTACAGATGAAGAGCGTATTCTAAAGCATCTTGTCAGCATCATCGGGATTTGTTCTAAGGCAGAGTCTCCGAAATATGATGTTAACAAAGTACAGAAACGAGTACGGGAGTGTATGCCTATGATCGGCTACACAATTGATCCAACGCTCGAGTCTTAACCACTACGCCCCCTAGCAATAGGGGGCATTCCGGAGGGCAGATTATGTTACATACTTATAAGATAAGTTTTCGCGATAACAGACTAACTTGCAGCGAGGCCAGAGGGGGCGACGGCGTCCCTGTAGTCACCACTGTGAAGTATATAGAAACATCGGTTTCTAATGCTATGGATAGACTGTACCGCGAATACGGTGCAAGTGATGACGACCTGTGCCAGATCGTAATGGTACGTAATAAAAAAGCTTGGATGCGCGCAGAGCGCGATGAGTATGGGCGCTGGCGGTAGTCATCGCTCGAGTCTTAACCACTAATGCCCCCTAGCAATAGGGGGCTTTTTTATATTAGGGAATATTAAAATGAAATCAATACCTAAAATGCTGTGTCAAAACCTTAGAAACTGTCAATTGCTTATAGTCATGCAATTAGATGATCAATACTTTGTTCAAAAGTATTTGCTTGAAACATCCGATGGTGATTATTGTATTGTCAGTAATTACTCAACTCTGGATAGTAAAAAAGCATGGGCGTTTTATCGCAAACAACTTGGCGGTATGAGAGCCTAGTAAGTAAGTAAGTAATTGGTCGGCCTTAATTGGTCGGCCTTTTTTT